ACCTGGGTACGCGACATCACCCCCTAATCCCATCCCTTACCGTGCAAAGGAAACCCCATGAAACTATCCATCAAGATCAATACAGGAGAAGGAGACTACGTTGTCGAAACTAATCTCTTTCATCTTGTGCAGCTCGAGCGGAAATATAAAGTCAAAGCGTCCGACCTCGCTAACGGTATCTCGATAGAGATGCTCGGCTACCTCGCCCACGAAGCAGCCAAACAGCAAGGACATAATCCTCCAGTCATTCTGGATGACTTTCTCAAAAAGTTAGTCAACCTTGAAGTCTTGGAAACAGAGTCAGCAAACCCCACACAAGGGGATCAGTAGGGCGCAGCCTCGCCGAGTTACTTGTCGAGACTGGCTACTGGCCCCCATCCATCGAGTTCACTTACACAGATCTGAACACTGTGATAGATGTGCTTAATAGACGCCGAAAGGATTAACGATGATCGAAATGAAATCAGAGATCAAAGGCGCGAAGCAGGCAATCATCTCGTTACGGAAAATAGATCCTGAGTATCGCAAAGACTTCAATCGTGAAGCCAAAAACATTGCAGCGCCACTTGTCGCCGACGCTAAATCCGAATACCCAGAGATGCCTCTTTCTGGCATGGCGAAACTCTGGACTAACAATGGGCGCGAGTTGTTGCCGTGGTCAGTGAGCAAAGTCCGCTCAGGCGTCAAATTGAAAACCTCTACGCGCAAAAACGCTTCAAGTGTCATCTACATAACGCAGGCGAACCCAGCAGGCGCAATCTTTGAAGTAGCAGGAAAAGCGAACCCTGGCAAAACATTCAACAAGAACCTACGCGCCAAAAAAAGTTTCATCTTGTGGCCCACAGCGGACAAACATCTTCCAGACGTGCAGCGCGGAATAGTCAAACTCGTAGAGGACGTCATGGACAAAGTTGAGAAGGAAATGCGCTAATGGCTATCAACATCCCGATCATTACCGACTTCAACGGCAAAGGCATCGACCTCGCCAACTCAGCAATCGGAGGGTTCGGCGGTTCAGCCACCAAAGTATTCAAAAATGTCGCTAAGTTCGCAGCCATCGGTGGAGCAGCAATAGCAGCAGGTCTCGGCGCGTCAGTCAAAGCAGCTGCAGAAGATGCTCAAGGGCAAGCCGTCCTAGCCAAGACTCTCAAGAACTCATCAAACTCCACTGACGATCAGATCTCTTCTATTGAGGATCTCATTTCTTCAATGACCTTGGCTACTGGCGTCGCCGACGACGACCTGAGAAGCGGACTCGGCACATTGGTCAGAGCCACAGGAAACTCGACTAAAGCCTTTGACCTGCTCAAAAGTGCGATGGATATTAGTGCAGCGACCGGTAAGCCGCTCGAGGCAACTACTTCCGCGCTCGCCAAGGGGTTTTTAGGTCAGATGGGCGCGCTAAAGAAGCTGGGCGTCCCACTCGATGCGAGCATTATCAAGTCCAAGGACTTCGCTGCAGCGATGGACGCTGTGAACGAAAACTTTGGAGGAAGCCAGGAAGCACTTTCTAATAGCGCGGTCGGACGCTTTGACAGACTGAAAAACGCTTTTGGTGAGGCATCCGAAACACTCGGCACAGCACTCCTCCCAGCGTTCGAAAAGATCGTCGGCTTCGCCACTACGACTTTGATCCCAGCCTTTGAAACTGTCTCAAAAGTCTTTGACGAAAAAGGTCTCGGCGGAGTGCTTCAGTTGCTCGGAGACAAACTCAAGGAAGGCATCCCGATCGCTCTCGAAGCGCTCAAGAACCTTCTGACTAAAATGGGTAACTGGATCGTCAACGACGGCTTACCATTACTCGGCGAAAAACTTGCGCTCCTCAAAGACAAGCTCACAGCATGGATCAAAGAGTCAGGGCCAGAAGCCCTCACCGCTCTCGGCAAGTTCATTGGCGATATGATCAAATGGATCATCAACGACGGCATACCGCTCTTGATCAAAGCGACAGCAAAACTTTCAGTAGCCCTGCTGAAATGGCTCGTAGATATTGGGCCTGATCTAATCAAAGGACTCGCAGGTTTCGCTCTCGAGTTAGCAAGATCTCTCGTGACTGCCGTTCTAGGAGCGTTCTCAGATCTCGGCAAGTTCGGTCTAGAGATCGGCAAAGCATTCGCGAACGGCATCATTTCGGTCGTAAACACTCAGATCATCGACCGTATTAACAAGCTGCTCGAGTTCACTATTGACCCTCCAGGTCCAGGGCCGAAATTGACAATCAACCCTCCAGACATACCTCGGATCCCAATGCTTGCTGAAGGTGGCATCGTTACCGGCCCGACTCTCGCGATGATCGGCGAGGCAGGCCCCGAGGCTGTGATTCCTCTGTCTGGGCGCAATATGCCGAACATGGGTAACAACATCACTATTAACGTCAACGGTGGAGACCCGAACGCAGTGGTCGCAGCGCTTAGAAGCTATATGCGCACGAACGGCTCCATCCCGATTAGAACGAGCAACATTTTCTAATGACTCTCGGACTACAAAGTTATAGCGTCTCGTATTCGACGGACAGTATTAACTACACCGCGCTTACCAATGTTCAAAACATTAATTTAACGATCGGTGTGCAAGCGCAACTAGACCAACTCCGAGCGAACACAGGCACGATAGAAATTAGATATCCGTCTGGGTATGCCTCGCCTATTGCCCAACTCGTGCAAGGCACTTTCATCAAAATAATGAATGTCACAAACCCAGCAGCGCCTTACTTGCTGTGGGTAGGGCGTATTTCCGACATCACCGTTCAGTACGGGATGCCGTACGTTTCCAACGTCGGAAACGCGGACTTCTTGACTATTGCAGTTGAAGGAAGCTTTGCGTCTCTGGGCCGTATGGCTGGCAACAACTATTCAATGGCAGCTGGAACACTTGCCACCCAATTAACCACCTGCGGCACTCAAACAGGTTTAGCGATCGGTTGGGTTGGTTCATCAACACAAGCTGGAGCAGCTGCAACTATTGACGGCACATGGGGAGACTGGTTAGCAAAAACTGCTTTATCGGCAAATGCGCGAATGTGGAACACAAAAGATAACAGTCTTTTCGATATCACAATTCTTAGTCCGTTTGATAATTACACGACACAAAACTATTTCAGCGACGTCAGACCACAACCCGAAGTCTCAGCCAGTTATGACCAAATAACCTTTGAAGGTTACGCCGACAACTATTACACCCAAGTTAAAGTGCAGCCAGACGGTCTAGCAACACAGACGGTCACCTTGTCAGGCGCGACAGCTCCTTTGCGTACTTATGTCGTCAACACAAACAACGCAACAACTGGGCAAGCGTTGGACTTTGCCAATTATCTGTTGAACAACTATTCGACGCCCAAGTTGGCGTTGGCGTCGGTTTCGTGTGTTGCCGAGGCACAGACCCTAGACATGCTTTTAGACAAGTTTGCTGGCGTGACACAAAGCTTTGCGCGGATACCTGGAGTGCGTACGCGCGTCGAGTTTCGCGGCACTACCTACCAATGCCTAATTGAGGGAGTCACTATGTCGGCATCACCACAGGGCGCAAGGTTCACTTTTTATCTATCGGGAGCAGACTTGAATCAATATCTAATACTTGACGAATTATTTTATGGCAAACTTGACTTGAATAGACTGGGGTACTAATGGCTATAAAAACTTTTACTACTGGCGAAGTGTTGACCGCAGCAGACACAAACACGTATCTAGCAAACAGCGGGCTCGTGTACATTACAGGTGGCGCGTTGTCAAGCACAGCAGTCAATTTCGTAGGCTGTTTCACAAACACTTATACCGATTATCGAATTGTTGTTGACTCTTTAGCGTGGAATGCGACCGGCGATTTGTACTATCAGTTTTTAACAGGAACTACCCCATATACGAACGCGGACTATTTTTGGGCTATGCGAGGCTATAAAGCTACTGGCGTTGCTTTTGATAACGGTGCGCAAACGCAAACACAAGGCTTTTTAGGTACTGGCAACATTGGCGCTAATAATTTAATTGTTGGTTCTTGTTCTTGGGATATTTGCGGGCCACAAGTTTCGCAAAGAACCTTATTAACTGGTCAAGGCGCAGGTGTGTCTAGTGAGTATTTTGGTTTTAATGGAATGAACGCGCATAACGTTGTTGCTGCTTACACGGGCATACGTTTACTAACAAATAGCGCAACAACTTTTACAGGCAACGTCTCAATTTACGGATACCGAAAGGCATAGACAATGAGCAACAGACCACAAATCGTGACGCATTATGCAGACGGTACGCCTAGCGAAACGCGCGACATGACAGACGAGGAAATAGCACAACTACCACCAACCCCAGAGGACGGCTCAAGTGATCTGGCGGATTAGTTTTGTGGCGCTTTTGTTTGCGTCAATTCTTACCGCTTGCGGAGACCGCACACGCCTCAACTGTGAACCGCGCACAAAAAACAAAGCACTCAGCGCGACCGTCTTAGAGACAACAACAACTACAGAGACCCCACAATATGGGACAGGTGGCAAATGCTAAAGAAACCCGAAAACAGACTCACTAACGAAGAAATAAAAGCGCGGATCGTCATGATCGTCGCGTGTGGCTTAACGCTTTCTTTCGTCGGCTCCGTGTTCACAATTTTGTACGGGCTCCTTTTCGTGAGCCAGCCCGCGACAATGGCGGAACTTGACGCCCAGCAGATCAACATTCTTTCCTCGATGCTTCTCACCCTTTCGGGCGGACTCATTGGGCTACTCGCTGGGAATGGCCTCAAAGACAAGCCGAAAGAAAAAAAAGATGACAACGCCTAAAGCAGCTCCAAAAAGTAACGCGATGCCGTACACCGGTAACAAAGACGCAACCGCGAACGGCAAAGCCACCCCAGGGGCGCACAAACTCCTCGACATTCTCGGCACCAAATGGGGCTTCAAGAACCTCGGAATCTACGCCTACCGACCTATGCGCGGATCAACAATGCTCTCAGTACACGGCACAGGACGCGCCTTTGACGCTGGCTACAAACAATCCCAGCAAGAACTCGTCACCGAAATCTGTGACTGGCTTGCCGACAACCACGTCGCCCTCGGCATCGAGGAGATCCATCAGTACGTCTGGGGAACACACGGACGCGGTTTCCGCTGCAATCGTGACGGAAAGCCAGGCTGGAAAGAATGGGACGCCGAAAACAACGGAGGCCCTGGGGGCTATTGGATCCATGTCGAGGTCTCCCCGAGTTTTGCTCAGAACCCTCGGCTCATTGTGCAGGCTTGGAAAAACACGATCCACACTTTCGTCACACCGATCGTGTAACTTCTCTAGCGTCACCTTCTATCCCTACTACGGAGGCACTAATGGCAGGCAAAATCATTCGACCCGACGACTGGGACGAA